ATACGGTAACCCGTCAAGTTTTGATAGAAGAAGTTTCTTTACGTTCTCTTCTCAATTTATACAAGACCCAATTAATGTAGATCCTTACATAAACGGGACATTACCTGGTGATGGCTACATACCAAGTATTAACTTGGCAAATTCTAAAGCTCAAAATCCCGAAGCTTGGACAGCACTTGAAACCTATGTAGGGTTTTCAACAATACCTCAATTAGAATATAAAAACACAGGATCATTTATTACTGATTTCTTTGTAACAATGAACGTTGGATTTAATGCTCAAAACGTAAAAGACTTCGCACCTTTGATAAAAATATTTGCAACTCAAAAATTAGATAACATATTAATTGGGGCACCAAAGTTTTATTCTTTGATGGATGGATATCTTAGTAATAGTAAAGAATATTTAAACAATATTCTGAGTGTTTTAATGCCTAGTGTTAGAAAAGAACTTCCTGTTGTTATTATAAGTCCACAAGAAGGTTCTGTTAGGGCGGATTTAGAAGCAGGTTTTACCGAACAAACTAGAGTTGAATTATGGGAAACCTTTAAGTCTTTGAACGATACTTGGATTTCAGGATATGATTTTGGGGAAAAAACATTATTTGAGGATGTTTTACTAATGGACAGAGCCTCAAGAGATATTGGGGATAAAATACTTGTTGACATATTTGAAATAAAAGAGTTAATTGAGGATGGTTCCTACAAAAATACTTTGTTAGGTATGATTGAAACTATTTTGAAAAACAACAATTTTGTCACATATATGTTACCGTCTTATATTAATTTTTATAATGTACAAGACGCACAATTAAACCCGACACCAAGAATTGAAGGTACTACTGAATTTGCTAGAACATTATTTGGTACATATCTTAATGTTGATTATAGAAATAGTTCACCGAAATATGTTTGTGTATATGCAAACAAACCAAGTGAACATTTGGCAATGAATGAAAATGTAGACTATAGATTTAGAGATGACGCATTTGATCTAAGAAGAGCAAGTGACAATCCTCTTTTAGAGAGTCAACAAAACAAAACTGACTGGTCTAGATCTAACAAAGTGGTAGGATTTAACATAGATATAACACTACAAAACCAACAAATATTTAAACAATTTGATGTTGCCCAAGACCCGGGAAAACCAACTTCAGAGTCTCTTGAAGTCTTAAACCAAATGGCAAATCTGTCTCGAAACAGAAGAACCTCAACACAAAACGTGTCCCTTTACAATTTATACAAAAATAGAAGTTATACTTGTTCTGTCGACATGATGGGTAATGCTTTGATTCAACCAACAATGTATTTTAACGTTAGAAACATACCTATGTTTTCAGGACCATATATGATCACTAATGTAAGGCATAGAATTACTGAAAATGGATTTGATACATATTTTGAAGGTATCCGACAACCTTTTTATTCTTTACCTAAAATCGATAATTTTATACAATCTCTAAATCAAAATATATTGACAAGTATACAAGAGACAATACAACAAAATGAAAGTAAAAAACTTACAGATCCAAATACAATCCTCCAAGAAAAAAATAACGTACTTTCTAATGTTGCCGCTGAAGAGACTTTAAGTGCTAATCAAGATTGTGCGACCGAAATCAATGCGAAATATTTAGGATTTACTCAAGTAGAAACACCACAAGTTACTACGATAACATTCCAAGAAATGAAAAATCAAATACGACAGAAGTTTGCGGATAAAGGATATCGTGAAAAATTAGATCTTTATACGGAGTTAATGTTCAGTTTTATTTATGTTGACACCTCAACTTCAACAGGATTTAAGTCATATGAAAATAATTTTAGTACTATTGACCTTAAACAATATTACGATAATTATTCAAACTTCTTCAATAAAAAATATTACTGTGTCAATAGAGGAACAAATATAAACTACCCAATTGTTAGTTTTATTGATTTATCATCGTTCTTAAATTTCGCAATAAATAAAGTTGAGGGACTAATCCAAACAACAACTTCGGCAACTAATTTGTCTGAATATTTAGCCGAACTTTATGTAACTAGATATCCACTCCCAAAAAGTGAAAAAGTTTGGACTGAAATGACCGCTACAGATAAAACAATAATACTTGAGAAGTTTACTCAGGCTAGAAACGAATTTAAATCGTTAATTTAATTTTTTCTGAAGTTTCTAATATTTATAACTAAAACAACATTATGGATGTAAAACTTATTTTAGATAATTACTTGGGAAAAAATACTCGAGTAAGCGAAAAAGACAAAGGCAACGGGTACAAAGAGGTTTGTGATTTAGATACAGGTGATTGCTATACAGTTAGAATGAAAGACGGACTAATTGAAAGAGTCGATAACACTATGAAAACATTCAAAAAAATACAAGTAGAAACCAATAGAGGTATAAAAACATTATTAAATGGTTAAAATGGCTATCGATCAAAAAATATTAGAAGAAATTAAAAGATACAATAGTATCACAAAATACATAAACGAACAAGAATTACCACCACCACCCGTACCGGATGCAGGTGCTGATGCTGCAGGTGGACCAGGTGCTGAGGTTGCTCCACCACCACCCGTACCACCAATAGGAGGAGACACAGCAACAGGAGACACAGCACAAAATGTTGATGTAACTACAGATGATGAGGTTGAAGAAGTAGGAGCCGATGGGGAACCAATTGCAAACGAAGGTGGTGAAGAAGGTGAAGATGTTGAAGAACTTGATATCACGGAATTGATAGACAGTCAAAAAAATATGTCTGATAAACAAGAAGAATATTTTAACAATTTATTTTCACAACTTGAAAATCTACAAAGTAAATTAGGTGAGATGGATCAGTTAGTTCAAAAACTAAATTCTATTGAGGCTAAAGTTGAGAAATTCAAACCTAAAACACCTGAAGAAAAATTAGAATTAAGATCTTTAGACTCAGGACCATTGGCGACACAATTTGACTATAACTTTTTATACACTTATAATTTTAACACATAAACTTTAATTTTTATTTACACATGGCGACAAATTCATTAGACGCAGTACTTGCACAGTACGAGAAATCAACACAGAACACATCATCGAATGGTTCTAAAATGTCTTCAGAAGACCGAATGAAGAAATATTTTGCGGCTCTTTTAAAAGACAATGAAAAACAAGGACAGAGACGAGTACGTATTCTTCCTACAACAGACGGATCTTCACCGTTCAAAGAAGTATGGTTCCACGAGATCCTTGTGGACGGTAAATACCAAAAATTTTACGATCCAGGAAAAAATGATAACGAACGTTCACCTTTGAACGAAGTTTATGAAGAACTTATGTCAACAGGTCGTGAAGCGGATAAACAATTGGCTACACAATATAGATCACGTAAATTTTATATTGTAAAAGTTATTGATCGTGATAACGAACAAGATGGAGTTAAATTTTGGAGATTCAAACACAACTACAAACAAGAAGGAATCCTTGATAAAATTATTCCAATTTGGAAAGCAAAAGGTGATATCACAGATCCTGATAAAGGACGTGATTTGATTCTTGAGTTAACAAAAGCAAAAACACCAAAAGGAGCTTTTTATACAGTTATTCAAACAGTTATGTATGATGACCCTTCTGCAATTTCAGAAGACGAAACTCAAATGTCAGAGTGGGTTGGTGATGAGTTAACTTGGGAAGATGTATATTCTAAAAAACCTGTTGAGTATCTTGAGGCAATTGCAAGAGGAGAAACTCCACGTTGGGACTCTGAAAAAGGTGGATATGTTTATTCTAACGATGAAACTTCTGAAGTTTCTATGGGAGGAAAACCCGCACCAAAATCAATCAATGAAGTTTCTGATCCTCAATTAAATGATGAGGTTGATGAAGAATTACCATTCTAATTTTAATTATTAAAAATGTAACGGGAGCAGTTTATTGTTCCCGTTTTTTTGTCTATATTTTAATAAAAGAAATATTATGAAACCTTTAATTGCAGAAAAACTGAAAGATGCCTTAATAAAAAAATATGAAGCAGAAATTGCGGATGCTGAAGCAAGACTATACATTTATTTTACTAATTCCGTTGGTATTGGAGAACACCCACAACATACTGAAGAAATGGATAATTTAGTCACACAACTAACAGACGCAAAAGACAAATTAGAAACAATTACAAATTTTAAAATTTACGAACTATAATGGCAGCACTTAAAAAGAACGACTTTAGTTCGTTGAAAAAAAAGTTCTCTTCGGACGCAAAATATAAACCGCAAAGATTTTTTGATCTTGGTCCTGAATTTTTGGATGCGGTAGGATTACCTGGCCCTGCTATCGGACACCTTAATATGTTATTAGGTCACTCTGATACTGGTAAAACAACAGCCCTTATTAAAACAGCGGTTGATGCTCAAAAGAAAGGTATTCTTCCTGTGTTTATTATTACAGAACAAAAATGGTCTTTTGACCACTCAAAAATAATGGGGTTTGAATGTGAGGAAGTAGTTGATGAAGAAACAGGTGAATTAACTTGGGACGGATTCTTCTTGTTTAATAATAACTTCAGTTATATTGAACAAATTACTGATTACATTAACG